GAGTAACTCCTATACCCACTTGAGTTGTTGATACGTATAATGGCGTTGTATTTCCTAAACCGTCTGTTATTTGTTTTGCTGTAGAACCTATTGCATCATTGTCTATTGACTTTAATAACGCATCATAAGTGTTTTTTATTTTCGTGCTTGTTAATGTAGCCATTATTGCTTTTTAAATAAGTTAATAATTTCTTTATATTTTCTGCCTTTGGCTTATAAGTTTTTTTTATAATACCCATCCTTCAAAACTAGCATCTTTATCAGGATAAACATCCTGGTTTGAATTAGTATAATATTCATTAAACTTACTAGGTGCATTAAATTGCATATAACTAATAAATCTGTCAGTATAATATTGAGCTAAATTTCTTGATTTTTCTATTAAAAAATCTATTTCGTTTTTATCTACTGCACTAGCATTTTCGCTCGTACTTTTATATATACCTTTATTAGCTATACTATAACTAGCAAAAGGTAAATATTCTACCATAGCCCAATGTATAACCATAGGCTTAACATAGTCGTTCACTAAAGTTAAATAATCACCTGCTAAATTGTCGGCTATAATATCATCACTTATTTTATTAAATAGATTACTACCTAAATAATTTTGAATATGTATGTCTTGTGAGATTTTGATAAATTGTATAAATTTATCCGTGTCAACATTCCCGTTAACAGCAGTATACTTTACTAAATCGTTTCTTGTTATAAATAATGCTTGTGCCATAATTACTTTTTATAATTTGGATGATGACCGTCATTGTCCATATCTTTAGGGGCAGTTTTAGCATCTTTCCAACCTCTTGGTTTTCCTTCGTATGTTTTCGGTATACTATCCACTTCTACAAAATCTTTTATTTTATCTGATTTTTCTATATATTTACCATTTGTTTTCTTTTTCAATCTATATAGTTGTTGACTCCAGTAATGACCGCAACTAACTCCTCCTTTAAATCTAAAAAGATCATATGCTTTTCCTTTATGTCCAAAAGATTTATTAACTCCTTTTTTAGAAGCAGCATCAATATCTTCTATTCTATAAACCATGTTTCTACTCATTAAAGCTTTACAAAAATCTCTAGAATTACCACCGCTTGAATATTTTTCAGCATATTTATATCTTACTTTATAAAAACTTTTATCTAATACAGAAAAATCACCTTTACCTTTTTTTAAATTAGGAATAGCCATTGCTATTTTCTTAAGTAAACTTTTTTTCTCTTCTATTAATTCGTTTGCCCAAGTTTCTACATCTGAATTTTCATCTGAATATTCTCTTTCATCTACTAGTTCCCATTCATCATTTATCTGCTCGCCATTTAAATTTTCTAATATATCATTAGCAGTATCATCAGAAAGCTCATTAGAAGTGTCTGAAGACATTTTAACGCCTGTTTCTTGTTCTTTTGTTTCATCATCTTCTATCTCTTCAACTTCAGTAAATTCAAGTGGTTGTAAAGTTTTAAAATATAAGTTTAAAGATATATCATTTATAGATAAAATTTCATCAAAAGAATCTATTAATAATTCTTGATAGTTTTTAATTACTATATTATCAAACAATAAAGAAGCTGTTTTTATTTCATCAGCATTATTTCCTAATCCGCTATTACCGTCTTTAATACCTAATAACAAAGGAGATGTAATCCTATGAGATATTATTAATTTCTTAATACATTCATTAGATAAATATTCATAGTGCTGTGGTGCATCATTTAAAGGAATATCATCTATTGTCGTTTTGCTTTCAGCGTTATTATTAAAAGCTACAATTACTTTTTCACCTTGACTACCAGTTAGTTTATTTAAAACATCTGATTTTACTTGTAATTGTTTCTCTCTATCAGGAACACCGTTATTAAAGTTTACTACTTTAGTACCTGAGAAACCACACTGGACCTCATTAATTAAATAGTCAGCTACTTCTTCTTCTAGTTCAGCGTAAGCTAATCCTCCTTGGTAATCTACAGGAGCATAATAATCATAGCCTGAAACATATCTTTTTATGATTATAATTTCAGATTGTTTTTTATTACCAAATTTAAAGTTAGGAATTCTTTCTGGTTGCTCTGAAGGCCTTATTTTACTCCAATCATGATGATAATAATAAGCTTCTATTTCACCTTTATCATTACATTTTTCAGCCCTTAAAGTTTGTCTTGGAAAATGTTCTGCTTTTATTACTTTACCATTTTTATAAATAACCTGCATACTTGCTTCGCCTAAAAGTTTAAGATCTTGACAAGTCTTTCTAATATCTAAATTCTTAAAAATAGATTTCATTTGTGCATACTCATCAGGTTTTCTGTTCGAATCACTAGCATCCAAACCTTTACCATAAATCATATTTACAACACCATTTATAATAGCATTATTTGTAGCACTACCGTTATATCTATCTATGATATATTGATAGTAGTTGTTATCTTCACCATAATTTATCCAATCTTTATTTTTATTTTCATTTATAACTGGTCTATTATAGTTAGATAAATTTAAAATATGTAAATTGTCCATTATATAATTATAAATTCATTAGTACTACTATGAGTAGTGTATGTGTTACTATTAACAGTATAATCTGATATTTGTTGATTAGTGCAAAATATTTTATCTCTAAAAACTACATTATCTGAATCATCTGTTATTTCTATCATATAAAAATTATCTTGTTTTAATGAAAAACCACTCATGATTTCATAATAATATTTTACTGATTGAAAATTATTACTAAAATTTTGAGAATAAATATTTTTATTTTCAGTTTCTGAAACTATATTGACACTATAGGTCATAGTAGAAGAATATTCTCTTGGAATAAACCTAATAGTTTGCGCTAAATTAGTTTCTTGTAATATTATCATATATATACAATAAAAAAAACTACAATTTGTTATAATAAAAAAAAGGGGCTATTGCCCCTCTTTTAAATTAATATATAAATATATTTTAGAAGTCAGAACCAGATGTTACAGTAACAGTAGCACTAGACATTCCAGCATAAGGATCGGATGCAGTAGGGCTATCAACAAAGTTAGCTGGTTTTACTTCTTGAGCCGAAAAGCTAAGAGTATAACCACTTAAATCTGCCATTGCAGCTCCGGTTACAATTGTTCCACCGGTAACTTCAGCTCCATGCTCTAATCCCATCACAAAAACATTTCCGTTGTAATCTTCAACAGCAACATGTGGTCTACCGTAAGCAAGCAACTTAATCTCTTTATTATCTTCTTTAGATAATTTATGTAGTGTTAAGTTTAATGTTTGCTCAAAGAAAGTAGTTCCATTTTCTCTTGAAGAAGTAACGGTTTGTTCGAATGATGAATTACCTTTTAATTCATATTTGAAAGCAGTAAAAGTACCAGTCATGTCGGTTATTTGATCATCTGTGTCTTGAGATACAGTACCAAAACCACCGAAGTCAGTAAAATAAACATTCTTTATTCCACCAACTACATCTTTACATGGTTCAATCCTACCTTTATTTAACGTACAAGCCATAATTTTTTTATTTTAATTAAAAAAAGGCAGGTAGTTTCTACCACCTACCCTTTTCTATGTTATACAATTACTTAGTTATTATGCTAAAGTCAATAGCACTAAGTCTGAACCGATTCCGTATTGGATTCCACTTGTAAATCTCATAATTACTCTTACATTTTGAGATCCATCAAGGTCAGCCATATCTAAAACCTTCACCTCATTATGGTCTGACAATAATCCTGTACCAAAATAAAGATTTGATTTTTGACCTGCAACTGCATGATCTGCTGGCATTCCAGGAGCTAATACAACTTTAATTCCATCGAAAGAAAGTGCATTACCCATATTGTACCATTGATTTCCTTTGTTTTCGTAACCTGCAGCTCCAAGACCTGATGCTCCAAATCCTCCAAGAGATCTTACATATGCTTGATATGCAACTGGTGGTAAGTAGATATTTAAATCTTCTTTTCCGTAGATTGCATTAGGAATTGAATCAACAATATTTCCTAATAAACTATTAATATTAGAAGAAGTAAATGAAGTTTCAGAACCATTAGAAGCATCGTTGACGTCTCCGTCAGCAGCCATAAGAACCGTAAATCCATCAAATTCTCCAGCAGTTCCGTTTACACCACCCCAAATATTTTGTTCAGTTTTTTCTGCAACTAAACCAGCAACGTGGCTTATTAAGAAATCACTAAATTTAGGTGGCATGTTATCAAATGAAGAATATCCCATCTGAATAGCTTCCCAATCGCTTCTAAAATCTTTCTTACAAAGTTCTAGATTTACTTGGAATTCTTCAGGTTGAAGGATTCTTTCTGTTAATGTTACAGTAGCTGTATCAGTAAAATCACAAGTAGCGTCTTTTATAACGTTACTATCTGTTGCAACTTTTTTGATTACTTCTTTAAACTTAACATTTGGTTTAATGTCAATGTTACCTTGATCCAAAGTAGCACCTGACAGCAATGCAGCCGAAATATACTTGCCTGCAAACTCTCCTGAATAAGAGGACGTAATTGATGTTGTAGTAGCCATAATAATTATTATTTATTTAAATTTAAAATTCTGTTTAATACTCTGTCTTTAATTGTATGTACTCTATTTTTAGAATACAAGTTTATTTTATTTTCTTCTTTTCTCTCTGGTGAGTGATTTACTTTTTTAGGTTCTTCAGTTAATTCAACTGATTCTTCTTTACTTAACATTTCTGTTACAGCAAG